CCTTGGGGCGTTTGAGGTTTCTTTTAGCAGTACTCTCTCTGCTATATAGGTGTTATGTACTATCCGAATAATGATTCAAAAATGCTCTTAGATGCAGAACCGATAGCTGCTCCAGCAGCTGGATTTCCCAAAGCGGCACCTAAAGCGGTGCCGATTTGAGGTCCAAATCCGGTAACGGTTTTACCTATATTATAGGCTGTATCTTTTAAAATAGTCCATAAATCCCTCTTAGGATCTTGTGTTGGTAGAACTTGCGTGCGTGCAGCCTGAAAGGCTGGAAATCCTATAGGGTCCGAATCAGAAGGTGTTTGAGGCAAATTAGGTAATTGAGCTTCGAAATAAGCTACTGCCCTTACACGAAAGGTACTGCCAGGTTCGGCACCTGAAACGACAATACCCATTGGTCCATAATAACCATTACTAATATACGGAGAAAGCATCATATATGAAATATGATCTAATAATGTTGCGTACGTGAAATCTTCAGTTCTCATAGGTTCATAACGTACATAGCATCTAGCTTCTCTGGACGTAGCACATGTTTGCGTTCTGTTATTACTTTTAAAATATGACAATGTAGTTGCATCCGGAATACCATATAGACCATCCCACTGCACTACCGAAATAGAGCCTGATTGGTCTAAAAGCTGTCCTGTATATTCTATTTCCATACCTGCTGCTACCAATCTTAGAACACCGGTTTGCAATTGAAGTACTGAATAAGGTGAATTTGAATTAACCGAACGATGTTGAGGTGGATCAGTTGCATATGTCCATCTGATGTCATCATATTCATAAGCATCCGTTGTTGTCAACAAAGGTCTATTGAAATGAGTTCCATCATTAGATAGGTCATTAGCAGCCATCGCCCAAGGGTTCAGTAATGCAAATCCGACTCCTTCAGTACCTATAGTCAATTGATCATCGATTATAGCTCTAAATTTATTGCTAGGTGCGCAAATTGAATCTGGAATACAAGGCATCTTTTGTATGTTATTGAAAGGATCAATACATGCTTGTGCATAAAGTAATAAACACTCGCTCCATTTAAACTGGGTCCGAGGCACAACTGTAAGCTGTGTGTTATTATTTCTTCTATTTAAATTGTTATTTCTTTTATTATTAGTATTTGTTATTATAGCTATAGGTGTAGCCTTCTGTTGTTGTAGTTGAAATTTCAACTGATATTTTTTATATTTTTCTTCTTTTTGTTGTTTATTTAAGTTGCTAAAAGCAACTTTATTTACGTCTAAATAATTTTTCTTACTTAACATCCCACTTAATACAGTACTCGAAAGTTTATCGATGATTTTAATAAAAACCCTGTATTTTCGTGGAGCCTGTCAAATTTTTTGATTATTAATACGAAGACGTCTTTTTGCTTCATTAAATCTGTATAAGTAATCATCATACAACTTAGCATCCTTACAATTCTTATTTTCATAAAATTTGTCTTTAGGAATTATCGTCTCTTTTGAAAAATCAACGTAATTGGTAAATTCAATAATTTTATGAAAATCTGGACGTTTCTGTTTTAAAAAACAGGGATGTGTAATTGAATTCCAATTACCATGCAAATTTTCATTAACATAATTTCGATAATTTTCTTTCCAAACGTCAGGCACAATAGTGAGAACGGTCGGCAAAGACATATTATCAATAGTCATCGTATTAATTTCATTTTCTATGATTAGTTGCGTACTCACAGGTATACTATACAATTTTTCCATCAAAAGACGAGTACGCGGACCCGTATCCTTTGTAGGAATATTGTTTTCTATATAAGCTTTATAAGCATTTTCTGCAATTTTCTGCTTGTAAGAACTATCATAAGATAATTTGATCTCAAAATCGCTAAGCAATTCAAAAATCTTTTTTCCGTATTTATAAACAATTGGGCAACCAGGATATTCATACATCAAAGACAATGCTTTACTTCTCAACAAACCATAGTAAGTCTTGCGAGAACATGAAGCATATTTTCTAGTTATCCACGTAGTAGTGCATAGTGTTTCACGAGGGTCACGAATATTAACCAATTCAACAGGATCGTAAACCAAACCACAAAAGCTTCCTTCAGATATATTATCAACGAGTTCTAATTTAACATTAAGACCCATTTCAGTATAATATTCTGCAGGTATTTGTTTATTCAATCCTATTAAGGCATCATCTCCTTCTATTATAGGTCCAGAATGTTTTAATTTATATTTATGAACTGCATAAAGTAAAAACATCAAGTTGCTAAAGCCATTACCCAATGAAGTATTCATCTCACCACTCATACGTTTGGCATTGACTTTGACAGAGAAATATCTATGTTTTGCAATATTATTAGAAGCTAAAATTTTGAAGATCAATCGACAAAGCAATTTAGCTTTAACATTCTTACTAGACATATATCTATATAACTCAAATTCACAATCATCCATCATATCAGTAGTGAAATGACTTTCATAAGATGTATAATCAGTAGCTTGAAATTTTAAAAATTCATCATTCATAAAATCATTAATATATTGAGGACGTTCATTTTTAGGGATTTTCTTAATAAAATAGGGTAAGGAAAATAATTCTTTTTCAATTTTCTTGAAAAAAGGACCCATGATACACTTTGCAGCGTCTTCACGAGCCCAGATTCCTCGAAAATGTTTATATTCTGGATAATATTCTTCTTTAGCAAATATCTTAATTACAAAATTCTTAAATTTTTTAGGATCAACTTCGCCATTAACAAAACATTCAGTAGGATAAGCTTTTCTTATTTCCTCTTTACGCCATTCAGGATAAGGAGAAGCATTAAGCCAGTCATCAAAGGAAATGTCATCAAATTCATCTATTGGTGTTAGATTTTCTTTGAGCCATTTTCTTACAAACTTGCGAAAATTCCTTCTTTCTCGTCTATTATAACGCGGAGGACTATAAGCCATTCTCTTTCCAATTCCAAAAATCAAAGATTCAGGATGTGTGGTGTCAGGTCTAGGCGGAACGGCTTCAGTATTTTTAACAAAACTGGCAGCCATAGGTGGTCTATAAGAACTATCATAATCAGAGATATTCTTGTGAAATACAAAGCTTGTGCTATCGGGTACATCAGGGACTTTTAATTTACATTCATCAGCTCGATAACCATAAAGGAAAGAGCCGGCATAAATCTTATCGGATTTAGGTTTAATTAAAAGTGGCTGTACATCCGAGCGACAGATAACAGCCTTACCTTGTCGCTCCTTCGAAAAAGCTGGTCATAAATGTCAACACCAAGTGCTTGATATCTACGACTCATAGCAACACAATGCGCGAATCTAGAAGAATAATTTAAAATATCATTATGTAAGCCATCTTCTCTATTATAATTAATCATGGGGCCGCAGTTAGTAGAATTCATCATTCTTTCAGCTATACTTTCAGGAGAACAATTCATTGACAAATTTTTCGGCGAAAGCATCTGAACGACCAATTCTAAATCTACTGGGTTATCACTATTTAAATTAGTTTTAGAAAGCGTATAATCACATTTAAATTTTCCATTAACATAATGACCTAAATCAGTATGTTGCACAGTTAAATCATCTAAGAACCAAGGAACACTGGCGTGTTCTAATTTGAAATTCTTGTCTGTGGCACGGCGCAGGTCCATTTCTTTGTCCACCGGTGCTTTAACACCAGAATGACGTAGAGTGCACTGTTTCATATAGTAAGTTTTACCGACCACAGGAAAATAGATTATATACCTCATAAATTTAAAACGTTTGTCTAGTACCTTGTACAGTATGGCGAGGAATAAGAAAATTAATCCCCGAGAATACTCTCCAAAACACACCTCCGTGATTTTAATAATAGTCCAACAACAAAAACATATAGTTTCAACAAAAACATAAGCAATTTTGCACAAAAATTTAATCCAAACATTATCAAAGTTATTTTTAATCACATCCAACACAAAACATGTGATACTTGGCAGTTCGTCACTTAAACAGTAAAAACTGACAGTGAAAAATAAAAATAAAAAATAATAACTAGCAAGTTCTTTCTTACTTGCAATACGTAACCTAGGTTTTGGTATCCAATTAAACCAATAAAGTTCTTCTCCCAGGAAATCAACAGGTGTATCATCACCGTCAATTTTATAAAAATACGTATATGATTTGTTTGTTAAATCAGCAAAATCACAATCAACGTCTACGATCAATGGTTCATCTTTCCTACCATCCGCCATCCCCTGTGAATCAGCATTATCCACCACCACCTCTTCCAAATCAACCTTAGCAACTTGTTCTTTTTCTTTTGGCACCCACATTTTCTTAAACATATTTTTATTTTTGTTAATAAAAACTTTCTTACCTTTGCGGTTTGTTGAAGCTTTAACATCACTCTTATCAACAGGTAAATGACCACCATGATTATTTTTACATTCATCAGTGCGATCTATATTGCCTATTAAAGCGTGCATGATACGATTCCAAGCTTCCGCAGTGTATTTGTCAAAATTTCCGTTAACATGAATTGTCGTACAAGAAGGAATAGTTTCATATATATCAGTGATAACACGAGCACTACGTATCAATTCAAAATTATTGATACCAATGACTTGGTGTAACCATTGAGCTAAATGAAATGTCCTTGTACAAAAATCTGACATAAAAATAACTTTAGAAAAATTCATCCTATCAAATACCAATTTAATAGGGAAAGGTAATGAGTAACCTTGATAAACATCGCCCCGCAAAGTACTAAAATGCAGAGGTCGCCATTCATCCTTATCATAAAAAACGTCTTCATCACTAAAAGGTGGAATATATTCATTACAGAGAAAGCATTGACAATGATATTTAGATCCGTCAATAACTTTTTGAACATATTCATTGGTAATAGGTGTGTGATCCCAATCATCATCACTAAGATAATCACTATCGATCTTTACACATTGTCCATTACAATTTATATCATCACAATCGCAAGGTATGATTTGATACTTACAGCTTACTGGGTTATCTGTTTCCCTACATATCCTTTCGGAAGTATCAATATCAATGTCAAGTCCGCCCGCCCCGGCCCCATCTTCTCCTACCTTAAATTCTAGTCTGCCTGCCACAGCCCCATCTATTCCATCCAAATAATATTTTATATCATTTGTAACCGCCATCTTGATTATATTTAGTTGTAATTTTGAAAGTGGTACTTCTCGGTACGGCAACCAACCGAAACCCGGCTAATGAAGTTCAAAATGGTTTTTCATTTCAAAGGAGCGAATAATAATACACAACGAGCACATTTGGTTTCCCACGTAAGTGCAATCAATCACAAGCGTACACCGCGCTACGAATACTTTCCCACATTGCATTTCTTCGTATTGATCTTTCACAAGTCCGCGCTTCCACCATGCAAACAACAACTCCAAGCCTTTCTTTCGAAAGTACATTTTTACCAGGCACCCGCGCACATACAGTAAAAACTTTAACAAGGGACAATAGCTATTAACTACCTTCATGTTTTTGTCATAGACAAGCCGGGAGTGTATTGATTATTCCCCACACATTCATTAGTGCGTTGAAATTAACATTATTGTTTTCGCTTGCTACCGCTAATTTCATACGGGCAAGAAAATAAATACGGGTTAATTAAACTGCAAGGACACAAAATTAATTGCTTACAGCATCCGTATTTATTAGATTCGTTTTACGCTTGTACGATACAAGTCAGTGATGTAAGTTATATGCCATTCATCTTTCATAAATTCTTTACTTGAATATTATGACAAAGGGAAAATTATCATCAAAGCATAATGAATTAACATTATGG